CTGTTTGGTGGTGGCATGACTGCTAATAACTTATTTAAAGACTACCTACTTGATAGAGATGACAAGCCTGGTATGACAGGGGATCAAGTCCCTAAAATGGAGAATGTTGCAGGTGCAGCAGCAGATGCAATTCTTACCCTATTTGGATTAAGTAGATACACTGCAAGAAGACTTGCGGATGATCCATACTATGGTGCGATAGATATTTTTATGCCACCCAAAGTAACAGAGTTAGTTGAGGTAGGTATAGAAGCACCATTAAAGGGAGATTTTGAAAGAGCAGGTAGAATCATTGAGAAGAATATTCCAATTGGTGGTAAAATATATAGCCAACATTTTGGTGCAGGTGCAGACTACAAACGCAAGAAGCGCATCAAGGAATATAAAGCAAAGAAGCGAGCAATAGAGAACATTGGGAAGATGCCAAGCATACCAAATATTCCAGAGTTAGAGTTAGAGTAACTTGACAAAATCAACAACTCCAAGTAACCTAAATTTTACAAAAGGGCCGTAGTAATCCCTTGTAGTAATGCTGGTGGGGACATCAGCGCAAGCCACTCGCGAGGGTGGCTTTTTTTTGCACAATACTTTTTTTAAAGAATTTTACGAAAGGGGTTGACAGACTAAAATTATTGCTCTTTTCTGCGATTATCGCAACAAAAACACCTAGTGTTTAAGAGGGATGCATTGTCACTCGCAAGAGGGATGCGCAGATCACTAATAAAATTATAGGTAAAAACGACAATTAAAACGCTAATAAATTATAATTTAATAGAAATGAATAATACTACTTTACAAACGCCAAATCGCTTATTAAAGGTAAATACCCACGATTTACCCATTACAAGAATGACTAATACCCCAATAGTACTTGATTTCGTAGCGCCTCCGCTGCGCGTTGTGCAGATAAGTGAATTAATTTACACATATCTTGACTGCAAAGCAGTTAATTTTACACCACCTTCGTACAAAACTATGAAAGCTTGCGCTGGCATTTTTAAATTAGTGCTTGCTGACTTGGTTATGAATGTGGACATGGACACCCGATATTTGGGTGGGACACATCCGAAGTATAACTTAACATTGCCTGCGCACTACGCACAGGTATTCCCACAACACAAGGAAAGGTTAAGGCGTGCGAAGAGTTTATTTTCAAGAAACATGTGCGAGTATTATGTGACTTGCGGAATTGAAGCTCGCTTCTTTGCGAATTGGACTGCACACCGGGTTGCACCAATTGGCGTGAAGGCATTCATTCCTACAGATGCAATTGATAGAATTATTGCAAAGTGCGAGGAAGTTCGATTTGAGCGACCCAATATTTACTTAGCATTCTTGCTTGGGTACGGACTTGGATTGCGTAGATCCGAGATGAAGCGGATCAAGTGGAGTGATTTTTATAGCACGCTCGATGGCAATAAATTGATACGTGTCTGGCAACCCAAGAGTATTAAGCGTGCAAAACCCACAGACTTTGAGGATCGTCCTTGCGATCCAACGTATTGGAACATGCTCCAAGACTTGCGCGGTGATGCGGATTCGGATGCACTTGTGCTAAATGCACCAAAGGATTTTCTTCCTAGAACATTTAATGCCTTCTTAAAGGACGAGTGTGGCGTGAAGGAGACTTACAGAATACACTTGTTGCGTAAGTACTGTGGACATCGCATCATGCGTAGTGATGGTATTTATGCAGCGAGTAAAGCGTTGGGTCATGCAGATACAAAGATCACGGATCGAATATACTCAGGATTGCCACAACTAAAGGCATCCTAATTTAAACTTCTAATTTAAAATGGCGGTAAAAACAATAATTAATAAGCTACAAATGACTACTTACAATCACGCAATAGTATTAAATGGAATAGAGTTAAATCTAAAAGAGGATGGACAAGTCGAGGTATTCTGCGACAGGCCAAGCGTAGTCCAAATCGAGGACTTACAACAGGTACTACAGATTTTGCTTACTGCTTCTGCTCAAAACGAAGAGGCATCCCAAACTTCATTTGATTGTCCTCAATCGCTTTACAACCAGCACGAAGAATCAGGTCATACACTTGAGCCTGGAGAAGCCCGGTACTTTCCGAGAGATCTTTAACAGTTTTCCGTACGGACGGAGATAGTCGAATTGACACGGGTTTTGTGAGATTAGGTTTTGAGGGCATAAAACGCACAAAACTACACTAAAAGCTACATGTCAATACAAACATACAAAAATAACAAATAAATATAATAACATGGCATTCTTACCAAGTAATATAAAAGCACCTTCTGAAGGTGGTGGTGGCGCTGGAAACTATATGAGGTTTCAGCAGGGGGATAATAAGTTCCGAATAATCGGATCGAGTGATGATAAGCCTACTCCAGGCTTTATATGTGGAACGTTAGGCTGGGCAATCGTGGATGGCAAGAAGCGTCCTATTCGTTGGGCAGAAGGTGAAGAAGCGCCACAAGCATTTGAGGATAAACCACGCAGTTTTTATGCGTTTGTGGTTTACAATTATGCAGAGAGTAAGGTGCAGATTCTTGAAATGACCCAGACTAAACTACAAGCGGAGTTATTGCAGCTTGCAAATGATGAGGATTGGGGAGACTGCCGTAAGTACGACATCAGCGTTGTGCGTAATGGTGAAGGATTGGAGACAACTTATGCGATGAATCCAAAGCCAATCAAAAAGTTGGATGATGATATTCGTGCTATTGCAAAAGCAGAATTGAAACGCATTAATCTTCCGGCATTGTTTGATGGTGAAGATCCTTTTGCAGAGTTTACACCACCAGCAGAAGAGTTGGATGAAGATGGAGCGCCCTTCTGATGGCAGTCTTTGAAATACATCAAGTGCCTGTGAGGTACTCATTTAAAAATACTAAGCAAGGTATAAAGGATATTCTACACATGAGTGAATTTATACACATTTATTTACAGGATGGTGGTGATCCAAGAAGGGTACATTTTGCATGTCCTGAGTTAAAGTGCCTGAACCAAAACATTACTATGTCTACCAAGATTACTAATGATAATACAGAGGTACAGAAAACAACTTTTCCTGTAATTTTGAGAAAAGATGAGGAGGTTGGTGATGTTGCGTCCTAACATCAATAACGAGGACTATCATGCAGACCCTGCGTTGGGTTCGAGCCGGGCAAGACAATTGCTCGGCTCTTGCCCACTGAAGGTGAAGCATTCGATGGGACAACCAAGTCCAAGCACGCCAGCATTATTAAATGGCAGTCTGGTACACACTGCTACACTTGAGCCTGCATTAGTTGATGTTGAATTTGGATGCAAGCCAACGGAGATTGATGGTAACTCATCACGCACCAAGGCATACAAAGATGCATTTGCAGAGATGGAAGCAGCAGAACCAAACAAGCGTTGGTTGCCAGAGTCTGATTATAATATGTGTATGGAAGTAGCTGCATCTGCACGCCAACATCCATTGCTAATGGAAATGTTGTATCATCCGGCAAGCAAGACTGAGCATACGGGATTCTTCGAGATCGAAGGCACACCCTGCAAGGTTCGTCCTGACTTGTATAATAGCGAGACAGGAATGGTGCTTGATCTTAAAACTACATTAGATGCAAGTGAGAAAGGGTTTGCTAAAAGCGTGCGTCAATTTGGATATACGTTTCAAGCAGCATTCTACATGACTGCATTGCGAGCGATGGGAGAAAGACCCAAGCAATTCGTATTCATAGTGGTAGAGAAGACTGCACCATTTGCAACTGCATGTTATGCTCTGGATAATAACGATATTGAAAAGGAGATCCCACGAGTTCTTGAAGCAATGAAGATATATGGTGAATGCTTACGGACTGATGTATGGCCTGGCTACACGGATGACATCAAGACGCTAAACCTTGGTGGCTTGTTTACAACGAACAGACTGAGTATTACTCAGATAGCAGATAAGTTTAGAGTGAGTCGAAGCTTTGTCTGCAAGGTAGTAAAGAAGCATAAATTAGAACAACGAAAAGTGGGTAATCGTAACATGGTGGATATGACTGAATTTTCTACCGCACTTCGTTGGGAAAATGAAAGGAAGTCTGCGTAATGGGAAGAAATCAAGGAGCAAAGAAATACCTAATCACCAGCAAGAAAGCATTGAAACTCATGGGATATAAATCGCAAACATCCTTGGATCAATTCCATGAGGATGAAGGTTTAACATGTTACATCGTGGATGGCATGACATGCCGAGGTGGACGTGGATTTGCATGGGACAAACGAGAAATTAACAAATGGTTAAAAACCGAAGGAAGGGATTCAACAGAATGGCTAATCGATTGAAAATTAACGAGATGGATAAAGTGCTGGGATATGCTGAAGCTCATATTGAGCAACAGAACTTTGAAGGCGCGGTTGTGGTACTGCATGCAGCGATGAAGCAATTAGTAGCTACATTGGCAGGTGAGGATATGAACAATCCAAGTGATCCTGACATTACAATATATACTAGTAAGGAATGCATGGTATCTATTGATGACATCAAGGAGGTGTGTGCTAGAACTCTTGGTGTAAGTGTTGCAGAGATTAATAGTAGAAAGCGTACACAGGATGTTGCATTGGCGCGTCAATGTGCAATTTTCTACACTCGCAAACAAGGTTACAAGGTTGAAGAGCTGGGCAAGGTTTTCGACCGAGATCATAGTAACATTTCCCATGCATGCCGAGCGATTGAGAACATGCTTGAATGTGATCCTGTAATGGCAGCCAAGATTAACCTGGTGGGAAAAAACATAGATGCCAACTAGCAATGGAAAAGGGAGAAAAGATAACGCTGTGCGTGAAGAAACGAACCCCTTCCTTGAACACACTTCTGGGTATGAATCGGTGGGCGCGAGTCAAAGAGAAGAGAGAAATGCAGAAGGAGGCGATGATCGCCATCGAGTCCGCATTATCTCCAAGCGAGTCAGAATCTGCGATCCGGACAACCTTGTTGGGGGAGTCAAGTACCTTGTCGATTCGCTCAGGGCTGCGGACATTATTCCAGAAGATGACCCTCAAGCGATCACCCTCGAAGTCAGTCAAGAGAAAGTCAAAACCTACAAGGAGGAAGAGACGTGGGTAGAAGTGAGCGTCAATGACTGAGTTTGAAACCAGCCTGTCTGTTGGCAAGCTGCGTGAGGCCGAAATAATAGCGTTCTTTCAATCCCAAGGGCATAAGCCCATACCCATACCAGGCAAGTTCTCAGGCTTTGATTTTTTCTTAGCCAATACCAAGCAAGGATACGAGGTAAAACAGGATTGGAAGGCGCATTATTCTGGCAACCTCGTGGTGGAGGTGGAAATGTATGGCAAGCGATCTGGATTGATGGCAACCACCGCAGATTGGTGGATCTTTGATACAAAAACGGAGTTTATATTTATCACTCCACAAGCAATTAAAAACTTAATAGTAGAAACAAATCCACCATTGCGTCAGTTCACAGGCAAAGGAGATACCCACCCCAAGAAAGCATACTTGATAAAAACTGACTTGATAAAGAACTATTCTGCTAAAATTCTAGAACATAATAAACTACAAAAACCTACAAATTAGTACCTAAAATGGACTTCAACAAAAAACTAACAACAACACAAAGAATCACATATGCAGTAACATTCATCAGTGCTGTAATCTTATGGATCTACATGATATTTGCATTTTTAATAGCATTAATCGGAGGATAAAAACATGACAGAAAAGCAAGATTTACGAGTCAAAATAAACAACGAAACACATATATTGTTAGATGCCTATTGCGAGCAGTCAGGTACAACTAAAGGGCAAGTTATTACTGACCTGATTTGGGGCAGTATTCCCGAACGCCTCGCGCACACGCGGGTATTTCTTACGAAATACCTTAATAATAATATATATAGTACCCCTGACATTCCTGAGGTCAAAACCAAGAAGCAAGGGAAGCGATTATTACCATCAGATTTTTCACCTGACAAATCCATAGCAGAAGAAGCAGGCATCAATTACGATGGTGCGCTTGAAGCGTTTACAGATTGGGCAAAAGCAGGAGGTAAAAGAATGATGGATTGGGATGCCTGTTTTCGTACTGCCTGCAAATCATGGTTGAAGGAACGCTTTCCAAATTTACGCAGAGCAAGCACAAGCGTTTCTACTCATGGCTTAAATTTTGATGTGACTACCAAGCACCCGGATGATTGATTACGAACTTGCAGAGCAAGCAGTTCTCTCAAGCATGCTGCATGATGAAAGTGGACTTGCCACAGCACAAGCTGGTGAAGCACTTACCAAGGATGACTTTAGTAGCATGGATCGTTCCACGATCTTTGAAACGTGCTTACGCTTATCACCTGCTAATGAGATTGATTTAATCATTGAACATCCAGACCTGAAAGATGAGATATTGTTTTTATCTGAGAAGTATGGTGGTGGTGGCATTGAAAGATACATTGAATATTTAATAGATCATCGTAATACGAGATCCGTGGAGCGTGCATTATGGCAAGCAAACGATGATTTAAAAGCAAGTAAGCCAGCAGAAGAGATAAGTCAGACATTTGTTAACACCATTGCAAAGTCACTCAGTCAACGTAAAGGCGTGGTAAGTTGTGGTGCAGCAAGCAAAGAAGCATTTGCAGAATTTCTCGAAGTGGATGCAGGTGGTACGCAAGCAATCCCAACAGGATTGGAAAAGCTTGATGCTATTCTTGGAGGTGGTTTCAAGAAAGGTAGCTTGTATGTCCTTGCAGCACGCCCAGGAGTTGGGAAGAGTGCATTAGCCATACAGATGACCTATGAGACTGCAAAGCGTGGATTGCGTGCAAGCTATGCAAGCTTGGAAATGTCTGCAAGTGAGTGTGCAGGAAGATTACTTTCCAATGCAAGTGGTGTACGCAAACCAAGCAGCAAGGGATTTCTCAATGCTGGACATAAGCAAAAACTTGAAACACAAGTGCAAGCAATGCAAGGTTGGCCTATAACTTTCAAAGATGATAACCAGGCAACCATGCAATCAATTGAAGCTTTCATTGCAAAACAAAGACTTGAAGGTGAGCTTGGTTTAATCGTTGTCGATTACTTGCAGCTACTCTCTTCTCCTGGACATGATTCACGAGTGCAAGAGGTGAGCCACATTTCTCGTTCATTGAAAGCAATTGCAATGGAGTATGAAGTTCCTGTGCTTGCCCTTTCTCAACTCAACAGAGCATTAGAAAGTGCTAACAGAAATCCCATGCTATCTGACTTGCGTGAGTCTGGTTCAATAGAACAAGATGCAGATTGTGTGCTTCTCATGCACAGAGAAAAAGAAGTAGATCCAACAACTGATGATATCATTTGCAATGTTGCAAAGAACAGGAATGGTGAGGTGCGTGCTACCAAGCTAACCTTTACCAAACCCACAGGTCGTTTCTCAACCCGTGTGGATGCCCGGTTGCATGATAAGAAACCATTTTAGCAAGTTACATACGAATACATTGTATGCCAAATGATATCGTTAGAAGCCCGTATAGAGCGTTCAAGGGTGTCTCTGTATAAAAAGAAGGGTAACATACCCATGTGGGTGTTAAAGCGCTTTCACGTTAAGCTATAGGGTAGAGAATTATTCTATATCCTCCACAATAAGTTTTATATGTCCAAGATTACCTTTGATTTGATCCATGTAATGATCAAAAAAGTTTGGATCTAATTCTACAAGTTTCTCTTTCTGCTCTTCATCGAGCAATCCAGCTTTGTAAAGTAATGTTTGCAAGCAGCACCAATTGTATAAATCTTGCTCTTCACTCATGCTGGTACTCCTTCCCTGCAAAAAGTATTGCCCCAAGTATCTAGCAGTTCGTCAAGGTTGTCATCACCTTCAACTTGCTTGTACATCCGGGTTTCTACTTCTTTGGTAAATTTATCATTATCCAATATTGATTGCGCTATTTCTCTTCCGTGATCTTGAGGAAATTCATTCTCATTTGCATAGTGTCCGTAAATTGTGCATTCCATATTGTCTCTGTAACTTGTTGTTACTGTTTCCATGTAGTATTGTTTCATTGTATATTTTTAGTTGATTTGTTTCTTGTTTCTCTTAGCCCACCACGCAAGCACTTTCGGCACAAACTTGAGCGCTATGAAGAGCGACAAGCCCATTGCGAGCTTTGGGAGTAGTGAGTTGTCTTGTTTGCTCATGCGCTTTCTCCTTTTGTTTCAAGTTGTGTAAGTAATGCGTGAGTATCTCGTTTCTCTTTCAAGAAATACTCAATTGATTTTAAATCATTATTGAAACGTGCTTCTCTTAACTCCTCTTCAATGTTCTCAAGTGTAGATTTTGCTTGTTTCCATAGATCATAATTTACTGGTTTATTCATAATTATTTGCTCTCCTTGGTTAGTCCCAACGCTTCGCTTTTAGTCTCACATGTGCAGATATAATATTGTGCGCCGTTCTCAATTCTGTAGACATCGTATGTGCCTAAATTATTTTTGATTATTTTTAAATTCATTTTATTTGAGTTGTAATTGTAATTGTTTTGCTTGTTTCTCCTTGCATGCTACATGCATGCATGCCCCCGTTTCACGGGGCAATGCACCACGCTTTGCACGCTCCCTATCCTCTCTTTGTTTCATGCCTTTCTCGCCAATCTCAATCAACTCTTGCACTGCGATTGGAAAGAGTTGTGTTGCGTGTTTCATGCGTTGTAAGATTTAATGTATTCCTCAATACATTCGTAAGTTGATTTGCTAGTATCATTATACTTAGATTGCATGAATATCTTTAGATGCGCGCTTGCATTACTCCATCTTTCATCGCAAGTTTCATCATTAAAGAATCCAGCGCATTCCATTAAATGCAAAACTAAGTAAGTTGTATATCCTTGTTCTTCTTTCATGCTAGTTTCTCCTTTGCCAATAAGTTATTATATTGCTCAATCAAATTGTCTTGCAATTGGCGCAACTCTGTTTCGTCACAAGTCTCAAGATATTTAAAATCTAAAGTACGTTTTACACGTTCCGATAGCATGGTAATATTGGACATTAATCCAGCATTGTAGAACATTGCCTTTTGTTGATTAATTGAAGTCATAATTAGTTCTTTCTTGTAAGTAGTGTTTGTATTGCGATCCAAGCGCCAAGGATGGCGTATGGTGCGAGTAGTATAATTGAAATGTCGTATTGCATTGTATGGTAAATTTAGTTGTTTGTAGTTTGTTAGGATATATAAGATTGATATTGATTTTCTTCCATTGTCATTACGAATCCTTGGTCATTTTCCACTAATATCCATGTCATTGGAAAATCTTGATTTCCTTGATTGAATGCTTCCCATTCATGGCAATACAATTCAATGCGTTCAGCATAATGATGATCATGCTCTCCATCTGTTAAAATCTCTCCATGAGCACCATCAAGCGATTGTTCCCATAAATATGGCGTTAATGGCTTTTCATTCTCAAACTTTCCATTTGATTGAGTTTGTTTAATGTATTTTGAAATATTGATTTCTGTAGTTGTCATAGTAATTTTAGATTAGTTGTTTTTAATGCCAATTTGATATCCCTTGATCATTGCATTGATTTGATCGCATAGCTCGCGCTTGGTGGAACGTTCAAGGATAACATTAACGCCACCTCCTTTTGCCATTTCATCAAGACGTACGCCACCGTATGAGTTATCTATCATAAAGTGATTTGCACATGGTATAACTTGTCCATGAGTACCTTTAAGGAGATTACCTTGTCTATCTTCTTTGTAAGGAGTCAATGGACGTCCAAGTAATACATTTAAGGTATGCACCTTATCATCAAGTAATTTTGTAGTAATTTTCATAGTAATAATTGTTAGAGATTATTTAATACCGTTGCGCTTTTTATATGCTTCCCAACGTGGATCGGGCTTTTCTAGCTCCGTCAACATGCGATCAATATTGGCAAGCTTGGTTTGAATACCTTTTGCGTAATATTCAACAGTAGCCTGTTGCTGTGGAGTCTTTGCAAGCTTTGCACCTTGCAAGATTAAATCTGAATATTTCATATGTAGTAATTTAGTAGTTTATATTGTGCGAGTAACTCGCTTTGGATTCATGCACAGTAAATGCATTTATTTGCCAATGCAAGCATAAAAATACATTTGTAGTCATTTGACGTTTGTTGAGTAAATAAGCTTGCAGCTTACTATGCATGGACCATGCCGCCAATTGATCGTTCCACGATCACAACGGCGCAATGCAAAATATGTAAATTAATTACATGAAAATATGAAAGCATGAAATAAGTACCAAGTAATATAATAGCATGGAATCTTGTGGAGCTTGCAACGTGCAACCATGGAATCCACAATGCAAGTTACTTGCAATAAAAAGCATTGCGAGATGGTAGCACATTTTTGCTTTACATGTGTAAAGCAAGTTATGGTTTACGTGCAAGATTGCTAAGCTTGCAAATCAGATCCACCATACTAAGCATACCAAGCTCTAGTTTGCTTGCAATCGTGCAAACTTGCCAAGCTTGCAAGCTGAATCCCACTGTTTATGCACCTTGCGTTGTCACTATTAATGACGAAGCACGCAAATCTTGCATATAAATAGACGCACGCTTGCACGCACCTGGGGGGGCGGGGGCGCGCCTGCGCGCCTGCGTTCTTTCTATATTATTATCACCCCCCACGTAACTTTTTTTGCAATATTGCCCCCCTTGGTGGGGCGTTGTTTGCGTCTGGTTACGATAGGGGGGCATACCATCATACCACCATACCCCCATGCTTGATACCCCCCATGCCCCACACAGCATGGCCTCGTTTCCGAGGGTATGTGTTTGTAGGGTAGTTGTAGTTTAGCTAGTAGATATGGAGTGTGGTGCTTATTTACTAGGTAATACCTGAGAAAGAGTTACATATCTATGGGTTTATAGATTTTATGCCCTGCATGAATTACTACTTCTTTGCACAGGTCTATAAATTCTTGATCTGTGAGTTTGCCCTTTGCTTGGTTTGCTTCTGGGCATAGTATTTGCAGGTTGCTTAATGAATTATCACCACCACGCGAGGATGGTATGATATGGTCATACTCGTAAGTTTTTGGTTTATTAAAGTCAAGTGGTCTACCTGTTAATGCACAGGGGAAATGATCCCCATACTTTGCATGAACATCTTTATAGTTGAATGTCATAGGTTTTTGAAATGTTGAAGCTTTGGTAGATATTGATTTTGATATTTGTCTTGGTGTTTGATTAAGATACCAGAGTTTATTTTTATGTTTTTTAGGTTTTGGAGCTTTAAAGGTATAGATTTTATTTTCTATTGTACGCTGATGACTTGGTTTGTTGTCATTTTTTGCTTTTACCAGCTCTCTTGTTTTTTTACGCAGAGCGTAGGATACAGTTGATTTCGAGCATTTAAGCTTCTTTGCAATTTGGTTAAAGGTTAATCCTTTTTGCCTAAGTGCTTTGATTTGTTTATTTAGCGGAGTCATCATCTGCTGGTGTGATGTCTACAACTTTATCTTTGGATGCTTTGGTTGGTTGTTTTTTAACTTCTTTGGTTGCCCCTTTTAGAATTGATCGTACTTGATCTGGGGACATATCTGATGCACCGAGGGTTACATTTGCAGAGGCTGTTATATTTGATGGTCTACCTGAGACTGTGAGGAACTTGTCCATGAGTACAGCTACTGCATAGGCAAGGTTTTGTGGAGGTATCTCGTCTAGTTTGTTATGTAGAGTGTTGAGTGAGTCAGCTACCATATCAGAGAGCTTGGAATTTACCTTGTTGAGAAACTCCTGTTCAGTCATGTCGAGTCGATAGCGTAGGA